CTCATCACACTGTGTATGGTAAAAATATACGGGGCTGAAAACAAAAGTAGTTCCTCTCATGATGATCTTATCCCGATCTTATCCAAGATTAAAGATTATTCGACGCTAAAAGGTCTTAAATCTTTTGGATTATTATGGGAATGTGATATCTTCAACTATTGGAGTAGATATCTTTCTCCCGGAAAAGTAGTTATTAACTTCTTGTCTGGGAAATCGATATCTTCAAAGGGTACTGTTGAGGATGCTCTGTTGCTAATTAATAATGAAGCATCGGACTTTGTTCGCAGAATTAACGAACTTTGTTCTTTGTTTCATATTGATCTTACTCCTGATGAATTGGATCTTGAATATCAGAAGTATCAGTTGCTTTGTTTCTCTGGTTCTACAATCGCCCAATTGAAATACTCGGTTAATCTCGTTAATAATATTTTTTGGGACGAAGAGCTTCCTTTAGGGAAGCCTTCTTATCTTGGATTATATATTTTTCCAAGGAGATTAAGAGTTTGGTTTAAGCGTAATCTTCAAAGTAGTCGTGCTCGTCGATCTATACGAGTTCAAACACTGGTAAATACTGTGTTTATGGGATTTAAGAAAGGACTTTTACCTGTCCGTCCCGATGTCATTGAAGCCAATTTAATTAAACATCGAATAGCCTTAACTGCTGATCCTTCCTATTTGGGAGATATTGATGCAGTTGAGCGTGTTACGACTGATCTAATGAATCAAATCTTGCCTGATATCTCCTCTAAAGGAGATGTTAAGCAAAGTTCTTCATCTACGATTGAATCGTCCTATTCTGATGGTGGTAATATTGGCTATGTTAATCGGTTTTTATATCCCGACGAATATCTTGTTCATACGCCTGAACTTATTGGTTTTGTCCGTGATTCCAATATTCAATTTAAGTATACAGGTCCTGATCTCTTTAAGAGACGTTGGGGTTGGGAAATTTTTCCTGTGTATTGTTCTCGTCCTATATTCTACCGTGATATGAAAGATTTCTATCCTCGTGTTTATCAGAATCCTAATGTTATTCCAGCATGTATTTTAGAACCTATGAAGGTTCGTATTATTACTAAGCCGGATGTTGGACTTCATGTTAATTTACATAAATTCCAACATATGATTTGGGAAGCTCTTTATAAGCACTCGAGTAGATTTTTTGAGTTAATCGGTGAGCCAGTAACTCGGACGAGTATTTGGTCGATTGTTCAGGATTGGCAACCTGGAGAAAAATTTTGTAGCGGTGATTTCTCTGCAGCGACAGATAACTTGAAGGGTGTTATATCTCGGACCATTTTAAAATGTGTTTTTGGTAGTTATGCCAATACACATCCTCTTGAATATCAGACAATTTTGAATTCTATGTTGGATACTCAGGTTTTAGCTTCTAAAGCTATTTTACCTAAGTTTGAAGATAGATTATCTCAAAATTTTGTATATAATTTAACTGATTTCAAGCAAGTTAATGGTCAATTGATGGGAAATGTTATTAGCTTTGTAATATTATGCATTGCTAATTATGTATCCTATCACCTTTCACGTGAAATTGAAGCTGGTAAGAGTTTAAGAGCATTCGATGTTCCCCCTGTTCGTATTAATGGGGATGATATATTGTTTAAGTCCAATGATAACTTTTATAGGATCTGGCAGTCTCAAGTCAGTTCCTTTGGATTTACTCCTTCAGTAGGAAAAAATTTTTTTAACGATAAATTTTTACAGATTAATTCTGTTTTATTTCGTTTTGATTCTTTCTTAACTGACTCAGATTATCCTTTAAAATATAGATTTAGCGATTTTCCAGCTAAGGAATGGGCTGGTTGTCGTAATCTAGTTATCATACCTTATATCAACTTCGGTTTACTTACTAATCGAAGGAAACAAGATTGCTCGAAGGATCTTTCTGTTTGGTCTGTGGCTCAAGAATCAGACATTGACCTATGTCTTGGCCGATTAAAAGTTATTC